CCTGCCCGACACCAAAGTATCAACAGAGGAGTTACATGATGCTTTCCAGCATACTCTTGGGACTGATCGTATTTATCTTTTTGACCATTTCGGTAGCACTTCTGCTGACAACATTATTAATCGCATCAGGTACATGGCAAAGGCTTGCGATTGTAGGATTGTATTTCTCGATCATTTATCTATCATCATTTCTGGTCAAGATAACGGAGACGAGCGCAAGGCCATTGATGTAATGATGACACGCCTGCGGACACTTGTGCAGGAACTTAACATTACTTTGATTGTTGTGTCTCACCTCAAGCGTCCTAACGGCAACCAAGGCCATGAGGACGGTCAGGCAGTATCTCTGAGTCAACTGCGAGGCTCAGGAGCCATTGCACAGCTCTCAGACGCTGTGATTACCCTAGAGCGTAACTCCATGAGTGCAGACGCTACTGAGAGGCACACTACCAAGGTAGCGGTGGCTAAGAATCGTTATAGCGGTCTTACTGGACCTGCTTGTGAGCTGCGTTATGATGTGGATACTGGTAGAATGTACGAAGTTAAACTGGAGGATCTATGAGCAAATCAGAAGCAGGCAAAGGCAGCAGTCCTCGTCCATTCAGTATCTCGGAAGACGAATACGCACGCAGATGGGATGCTGTCTTTGGTAGAGAAGACGTAGAGAAGATCGTGGAAGATGCTAAGAAGTATCTTGAGAGCACTAAGGAAAAGAAAGATGATTGAACACATCATTGTAGGGGCTACAGGGGTGGGCTACGCTATCGTAGGCACTCTTCAGTGGCTCAAGGGAGATCTACCTAATGGTATGATCTGGGTTGGTTACGCTTTTGCTCAGGTGGGGCTATGGATGAACCTAAAATGATGACACTCGATCAACTCGTAGGAAGAATGATGGATTTAGAATCCAAATATTATGAGTTACAATCGAAGTATCAGACTCTTATCCATCAATACGAAGAACTGAAAGCATCGCATGAAGATAGCACTGGACATAGAGACCAATCGGTCATTCAGTACGATCCATTTACTCGTCACAAAGCACCTTGAAACCGGAGAAGTTAAAGTATGGAAAAATCCAAATGGCCTAAACGACTATCTAAGCAAGGCTACACTCCTGATAGCTCATCATGGGATCGGATTCGATTTCTTTCACTTGAACAGGTTATGGAAGACGAAGATCGGATTGAAGAGAACATACGACACATTAGTAGCAAGCAGGCTCTTAGAGCCAACGAGAGAGAGCGGACACAGCTTGGAAAGCTACGGAAAGCAGAGCGGTATTCCAAAGATTGACTATGCTGCTGTGTGGTCTTGGATGATGGACAGACGAGAGGAGTATCCTGGTGAATGTTTTGATAAACCCATTGACAGTCTTTTGGTACATTATTGCAAGAGAGATGTTGACGTTTTGGAAAAAACGTATGAGTTTCTGACACAAGAGCTAGAGAAGAAGGGATTCTCTCCTGAGTCCCTGGAGCTAGAGCATCAAGTGGCAGCAATCATTGCTCAACAAGAGCGTAACGGATTCAAACTGGACACAATCCATGCAACCTGTTTACTTACTGACCTCAAAACAAAAATGGCTGAAATATATGAACAAATGCAAGAAAGATGGCCTCCAACAGTCTCCGAGCGGTTCTCAGAAAAGACAGGAAAGCGACTCAAAGACGAGATCATTACCTTCAATCCTGGATCACGAAAGCAAATCGGAGAAAAGCTGATTGAGCTGGGATGGAAGCCACAAAAGTTGACCCCAACGGGACAACCTTTGGTAGATGAGGACACTTTAAGGGGCGTTTTGTTCCCTGAAGGGCAAATAATTGCAGACTATTTTCTCTTGCAGAAGAGGATTGCTCAGATAGAATCTTGGTTAGAAGCTATGGGACCAGACGGACGAGTACACGGCAAGGTCATCACCAACGGGGCTGTGACAGGACGCATGACTCACTCTAAGCCTAACATGGCTCAGATTCCTAACGCTGGTAGCTTGTATGGCCCTGAATGTAGAGAATGTTGGACGGTAGAAGATGGTAATGTATTGGTTGGCTGTGATGCTAGCGGTCTTGAGCTACGTATGCTTGCTCACTTTATGAAGGATGAAGATTATGTTAGAACTGTCACTGAGGGATCATCTAAAGATGGAACAGATGTTCACACAGTTAACCAACGAGCAGCGGGACTTGCTACACGAGATCTTGCAAAAACTTTTATCTATGCGTTCCTCTATGGCGCAGGAGATGCGAAGATTGGTTCTATCGTTGGAGGCAGTGCAAGAGATGGAGCTGCTCTCAAGGACAAGTTCCTCAAGCAAACCCCAGCCCTTGGAAGACTACTCGCAACAGTCGCTAAGCACGCTGAGAAGGGCTCTGTACCTGGGTTAGATGGTAGACGTATTTGGGTACGATCCGAGCACGCAGCCCTTAACAGTCTCCTACAAGGAGCAGGGGCTATTGTGATGAAGAAGGCGCTGGTGATTTTTAATGATAAAATCAAGCTCAACAAGTGGCCTGTGAAGCTCGTAGCTAATGTCCACGATGAAATACAATATGAGACAACGCCCGAGTTTGCAGACGTTACAGGGAAAGCTTGTGTTGAATCAATCAAAGAAGCCGGTAAACATTTTAATTTAAGGTGTCCATTAGATGGCGAATACAAAACAGGGCGGAGCTGGCGAGAAACCCACTGAGGATTTTGATGCTAGAATCATCATTGATGTCACCGAAGATAGCTTCAAAGTGTCTCATACTGCTAATCTTGATCTGGAGCAAATCTATCTTATCTTTGCAGCAGCGTTAGAATACATGGAATCTTTGGGGGAAGAACCTCCAAAGTTCCTGAATTGACAGCCTGGAAAGACAGGCATTTTATTAACTTTCAAAGGAATTGAAAAATGAGTGATCTTAAACCCGTTAAAATCTCTGGAGAGCTATTCTGGTCCAAATGGATGGCTGAATTCAATAAAGCTTTTAATGAGGACAATGACCGTTACGAGTGTACCATCGGTAATATCTCTGACGCTGACGTAGCCAAGCTCACGGGCTTGGGCATCCGAGTCAAGTACAAGGATTCCCAAGGTAACTACATTGTGGTCAAGAGCAAGTTCTTGTTTAAACCCACTGACGCTGATGGCAACTTCATTGCTGTTGATGCTTTGGGTAATGGTTCCAAGTGCGAGGCACTGGTGACTGCATACAAGCACAAGATGAGTGCTAAGTTTGGCCTCTCACCGAGCATCGTGGGTAACTCTGAGAAGACTGCCCTGAAGGTTACTGAGGTGAAGACCTACGTACCTGATGCCAAGCAAGAAGATGATGACCTCATCTGAGCTTCCTAAGTTAGCTCTTATAGACGCAGACGTTATCGTTTACAGGGTAGCGTTTGCGTCTGAAGAGGAAACAGAGGAGATCTGTTTTGCAAGAGCCAAAGAACTTATCTTTGAAATAGTTTTTACGGAACTAAATTGCGATGACTATAAAGCCTATCTCACCGGCAAAGGGAATTTTCGACAAATGGTGGCGACAACAGCCCCATACAAAGGAAACCGAAAAGACTTCCAAAAGCCAAAGCACTACGATGCCCTCAGAGCCTACCTCCAGCGACTCGGAGCAGAACTCGTCGAAGGACAAGAAGCCGATGACGCAATCGCCATCGAAGCCACGAAAGAGCAGGACAAATGCTGGATAGTGTCTATTGATAAAGACTTCGATCAGGTCCAAGGCTGGCACTATAACTTCGTCAAGAAGGAAAAGTACTATGTCACGGAAGAGGAAGGAATCCGTAGTTTCTACACCCAGATTCTGACTGGAGATCGAACAGACAATATCCTCGGGATCAAGGGGATTGGACCTGTAAAAGCAGCTAAAATACTAGAAAACTGCACGACCGAAAGGACTTTTTATGATGCTTGTGTTAAAGCGTATGATGGGAATATTGAGCGAGTTACCGAAAACGGTGTACTGTTATGGTTAAGGCGACACCCAGACCAACTGTGGCTTCCTCCTTTACCCTTGCAGGATTCGACTGGACCGTCAGGTTCATTGAGGGACTTAGCGAGTACGGAATCTGTGACCCAGCCAACCAAGAAATCAAGCTCAGAGCAGGAATGAATGAGCAGATGACTCAGCAAACCTTCTGTCACGAGTTGGTTCATGCAATCCTGTTCACGATGGGTAAGACTAACCACGATGAGGAATACACGGATGCTTTTGGGGCATTGTTGCATCAATACGAGAGGACTAAATCATGAGTAAAGCAAGAGAATTGTACGGAAAAGAACTTGATGATAGTTGGTTCTGTGTTTGCGATTACCAACCCATTGTTGATAGTTTTGGAGAAGTAATTGTTCAAGATGAAGACAATGACTATAGTGGAGACACCCGTGTAATCTATTATGCGGATGGAGAATACGGCTTTCTAAACTTTGGTTGGGGTTCCTGTAGTGGTTGTGACGCTCTTCAAGCCTGTAGATCCGAAGAAGATGTGAACAAACTAATAGAAAGCCTAGAACAAGACATTGAGTGGTTTGACACCCTGAAAGAACTTAAAGAGTACCTTACAAGTAAAGACCGCGCAGTTAGTTATTATTCACATGAAGAAAACTGGCCTGACTTCGTGGTTAAGGTGTTAAATTTGAAAGAAGATGAATGAAAACAAGTAGCGCAAAGGCAAAGGGACGGAACCTACAGAAGTGGGCAGCAGCAAGGCTCCTAGAACACGCTCCAGAGCTTGAAGGGGACGATATTAAGTCTACCTCCATGGGAGCCTCTGGCGAGGATGTTATGCTGTCTCCTGCGGCTCGTAAGCTCTATCCCTGGCAGATTGAATGTAAGAGTTATGCTCGTATCGCCGTGTATGACTTCTACAACCAAGCCTGCTCACACGGGACGCATGAGCCTGTGGTCTTCATCAAACAAAACCAGTGTAAGCCTCTTGTGGTCGTAGATGCTGAATATTTTATAAGGAGTTTTAGAAATGGAATTCAGACTAATCAAGGAAAATGAAGACGGATCGGCAGACTATACTCTGCATGTATCTTCAGAAGAAACCTCAGACATCATTCGTTCTGTAATTATGAAAGCGCTGTGGGAAGCAGCAAAGGAAGGAACTTTTCATGACCCATGTAAACTTGATATGGTTGACACCCCAAGCGGAGGAGAAGATAGCGTACATGGCTCGGGTGAGCAACCCAGCGAACCAGAACAGCCCTCAGACGGCTTCAAAACTTCTCAAGTACTTGGTTAAGAACAAGCACTGGAGTCCGTTCGAGATGGTCAATGTCTGCATGGAGATTGAAACCACCAGGGACATTGCTCGTCAGATCCTGAGACACCGTAGCTTCAGCTTCCAGGAGTTCTCTCAGCGTTATGCTACGGCAGAAGCGTTTGAGACTCGTGAGTGCCGTAAGCAGGACATGGTTAATCGCCAGAATAGCCTAGCCCTAGACATCTATGGCAACGAAAATGATCGTTACCTAGCCACTTGGTGGGACGGAGTGCAGCAGAGACTGACCAAAGAAGCTGAGTTTCTGTATGAGGCTGCTCTTCATAAGGGTATCGCTAAAGAGGTAGCACGAGCACTTCTGCCCGAAGGTCTCACAGGCTCTAGGCTGTACATGAATGGAACCCTGCGTAGCTGGATTCATTACATTGAGATTCGTTGCGATAAAGCAACACAGAAGGAGCATCGTGAGGTAGCTGAGCAATGTCGAGATATAATCTTTGAACATTTCCCTTCGCTAGAGGAGGTACTAAATGGAGCTTGAAGACTATTTTCATCAAATTCAACAGGAGAAACCTATGATTAAAAAAGACACCACTGTAAGTATCAGCATCGACCAAGACAACTCTGATCTGTCTGACTTCCCTGACCAATACATCCAGCAGCGTATGAGTTATTCCTGTACTACATGGATGCAGATGCTAGAAGACCTCATCAAAGTGCTGGAACTGCATTATGGCTACTCGATCAGAGAAAACGTATTCTATGCGGTTAACTTCCCGATGTTCGACCACAATATCTCTCCAGCTCCTGGGCGTGAACTTAAGAAAGATGATTTTCTAAACCTTCTGGCTGAGCACCCAGAGCTTAACAATGGTGGAGAGCATCAGCCGATGGAATCATATTCTGCTTCTGAAGAATGAGAATCCTTGTTATACCGGATTGTCAAGTCAAGCAAGGTGTTCCTCTGGAGCATCTTACTTGGGCTGGTCAGGCTATTACGGATTACCGGCCTGACGTTGTTGTTAACCTTGGGGACTTTGCTGATATGCCTAGTCTGTCTTCCCACGATATTAAAGGCTCCAAGTATTTTGAAGGGCTTAGGTACAAGTCTGATATTGACATTGCGAAGCAGGCTATGAAAATGTTACTAGATCCTCTTAAGTACCTACAAAATCGTCAGAAAAAGAACAAAGAGAAGGTCTACAAGCCTCGGATGGTTCTGACTCTGGGTAACCATGAGAATCGTATTG